CGTTATATTATCTAAATTAACAACGCTTAAACTTGCCCAGTCTGCAAAGTTATCAGTTGTTTGTATTTCGAGACTTGGACGAAATAGCATTAAAATTTGTTCAGTTATTTGTAATTTTTGATCTGTATTAGTTGACCAAATATCTGCATTTACTGTTAGTGTATATGGACTTGGCATTAGTCGTTCTACTGTGTACGAAGTCCCTTCGGTATTTAAGTAACTACTAGTAGCTTCGTCATACGATCTTTCTCTAACATGTAGTTTATCAACATAACTAGAATCAGCTGTTCTTGCACGATCTTGTTCAAGTGCTGTAACATATAATCCAATGCGAGGAGCACTAGGTATCTTGTTTTCACTATTATCTCTAATAATATTAGCAACTTGTCTACTAATATCTCCGTACACAACTGGAACCATTGTAAGGTTGCCTGCTCCATCTTTATAACTAAAGTTACTAAGCAAACGTAGCATCTGATTAAGATAACGTCTTATTTGACCATCGTAAAAATGTTGCATTAGTTATCGCTCCTTGGACGCAATGCTTGAGATAAGCTCTGACGCTGTTTAACTCTATCGTTATATAGTGTAATTTCCCATTGTCCTGCTTCGATGATTGCAGCTGGCAAATCTAATTTGATCAATGTAGTAGCATTTTTAACATAGCTGCTAATCAATGAAGGATACGTTACTGTATCTAGTTCTAGCATGTACGAGTTAAGTTTAATTAATACATATTTTGGTGTTGGATCTATTACTTCAATATCAGTTAACACTTCAACTGCACCTTTTTGTAGCACAGCTATATCAGCAGCAAGTTTGTCAATATATGTAAATTGGTTATTGTTTACAAACGATAGCTGTTGTGTCTGTCTTGAATCACTATTACTTAGATCCATTCTTAAATTATCTCTCATCTTAACCCATCTTTCGCCATCGTATCTAAATAATCTATTTGGTAAAAAGTCAAGTCTTAAAAAGTAATCACCTTCTGCATGTGATTGCGGAAAGGCAATGCCACTACCAAACGGAGAGCCATCTGGAGCATCAGTAGATCCGAGTAAGTATCCGCTGTACCCGTCTCTAGTAGGAGTATTCCTCAATGCATCTACAGTAGCCAATGAAGTAGCATCTAGCGAACTATCGTCTACAGTTGATATATCTGAACCACCTTTTTCATTAACTGCTAACGTGTACAGATTTGTAATGTCGTATCCTGATTTAGCAGAATCTTTTTGTGCTTCTAATAAGTTAGCATTATTAATTTGCATTTCAGCATCGTATGTTGAAAGCAAGTCTCGTAGTGAACCTTCGCTTTCGTTGTCTTCATTCATAGGTAAGTCTAGTATATCTTTATATTCTTGACTATCCATAATTTGCTTTAGTTTCAAGCGATATAAGTGTGGATACCAAGTTGCTGAAAATCCCTCTGCTGCACGGTTAACGTCTTCTATTACATAGAATCTTTTAAGTGCAACGCTGTAATCGTTAGCAGCGTGTTCATCCTTTAAATGCGGCAATTCAATAACATCACCTGACATTGGTTTACGGCCCAAACTATCAACAGTACTGTTAATGTGTACAGTTAAGAATACTGTATCATTTTGTAAGAACAAACCGAACTGACTAAGGTCAAAATCAATGTCTTGTACATTGTAAATGCCTCTTAGACTGTAAATGTCTGCATCGTACTTTCTATCTCTATTTTCTAAAAATAGTAGATCTTGAATCTGACGCTCGTCCTTTTCGGTGGTCCCGTCATTTGTACCTATATATTTGTGTACAAGGACGTCTGTCCCACCTATCTGGAACATTTCGTATACTTGTCGGTCTAAAAACTTGTAGTCTTGACCTTTTTCGGGTTTATATAAACTGAGTCTGGGCATTGTGTAAGTATTTATTAGATTCTCTCTCATAAGATAAATACTTTAAACAAATGCTAGGAATTAAAATACTATGACACAAGAAGTAATTAACACAGGTAGCAGTCCCGATTCGGGCGACGGAGACACACTACGTGGCGCACTTACAAAAGCAAATTTAAACTTTACTGAACTATACGGTAAAGTAGGAGATTTTCCAGATGCGTTAGGATTACAAGGACAAGTGTTGCTAATTGACATTTCAGGAAATGTTACATGGGGCAGTGCAGCGTCATCAGGATCAAATGCATCAACATTAAACAATCAAGGACCTAGCTACTATTTAGACTATACTAACTTTACAAATACGCCAACAGTCACAACTACCCTAGCAGGTTTAACAGACACTAGCGTTGCTACAGCTACATCGGGACAAGTATTAACATATGACGGCGCAGTATGGACAGCACAAGCATCAAGTTCAGCAGTAGCACTAAATGACCTGTCTAATGTAAGTGTAGCATCACCTAGCAACGGACAAGCACTAGTATGGAACGGAAGTGCTTGGGTTGCAGGAACAGTATCTACTTCAACTACAATTGGTCAGCTAACAGATGTAGACACATCTAGCGCAGTTATAGGAAGTGTACTAAAATATAATGGCACATCTTGGGCTATTGGAACAGATGCAGGCGCAGGTGCAGGAATTGCATTAACAGATTTAAGTGTTACTACTGCCGCTGCTGGCTCAGCAAGTTTAGCATATAATAATGCAACTGGGCAATTTACATATACACCACCAGATTTAAGCTCATACTTAACAAGTGTTCCGGCACAAACATTTGCAAGTTTAACAAGTAAGCCAACAACACTTGCTGGCTACGGAATTACAGATGGCGGCGGTGATGTAACGGGAACAAGTACAACAACTTTTACAAACAAGTCAGGTAACATTAGTCAATGGACTAACGACTCAAATTATTTAACAAGTGTTCCTGCGCAAGACTTTACTTGGGCATCAATAACAGGAACTCCTACAACAGTAGCAGGTTATGGAATTACAGATGCTTCTACAATTACTACTCTAGCAGATTTAACTGATGTTAATTATTCAGGAACTCCTACAACTGGGCATGTACTAAAATGGGACGGCTTACAGTGGGCACCGGGACCTGATTTAACATCAGCCGGCGGTGTTGGTATTGCATTAACAGATATTAGTGCTACTGGCGACATTGACTTTAACAATGTAACTGGCGTAATTAGCTTTAATAACACTTCGGGGTATATTACTACTATTGCGGCATTTGGCATTGATTCATTAAATGATGTAGATACTACTACAGCAACACCTAATACTGGTGAATCTTTAGTATGGGACGGAACTAACTGGGCACCAAATACAGTTACTCCAGACGTATCGAGTACTAGTGTTAACGCACTTTCAGATGTTAATACTGTATCTATTACACCGTCAAGCGGAGACGCATTAGTATGGAACGGAAGTTCTTGGGCACCGGCAGCAGTTGCTGGAGGCAGTGATATTAGTACGTCAAGTATTGATGAACTAAACGATGTAGACACAACCACTTCAGCACCAACTAACGGCCAAGCACTTGTTTGGGACGGCAGTAACTTTGTACCCGGCAACGTAGCTAGTGTCGATGGCGTTGTTAACTTTAATGTAACAAATGACGGCACAAATAACTTTGTGTTTAACGGCGGTGGCACTTCAGCTGATAACGATCCTACACTATACTTGTCTAGAGGCCAAACTTATACATTTACTATGAATGCAACAGGACATCCGCTGTTTATTAAAACTGCAAATTCTACAGGAACTGCAAACGCATTTAATGACGGCGTAACTGGCAATGGCTCAGAAACAGGCACTATTACGTTTATTGTTCCTATGGACGCTCCGGATACATTATATTATAACTGCCAATATCATGCAGGCATGGCTGGCACAATTTATGTATTAGATCATTATACACAAGCTGACTGGAACATTGCTTTTGCTACTAAATCAACTGATGATATATCAGAAGGTGTACTTAACAAATGGTTTACTGACGAAAGAGTTGACGACAGAGTAAACGCACTTCTTCAAGAAGGCACTGGAATTAACTTAACATATGACGATGTTGCAAACACGCTTACAGTAACAGCAACAGGCGGCGGCGCAGGTGGAGCAAGTACTTTCTTAGGACTAGATCAAACACCTAGTTCCTTTAGTGGTGCTAATGGCAAATTCCTTGCTGTTACTGCTGATGCAACAGCGGTTGAATTTGCTGATATTAGTGCTGCACTATGGGGCAGTGATGTAAAAGGTAGTGTATTTGGTGACGATTCAAGTATGCTAGTAGATGCAACTTCTAACTTTATTGTAGGTGATGTAATCAACGATAATACACTTACAGATAACTTAGGTCCAAAGACCGGAACTATACTAGGTGTTAATGCTGCTACTCGAATGACTTTTGGGTTAAATTCGTATATCTTAGGTAAACCGATAGCAACACTAGGTGCAACACGTATTGAGCAGGGCGGCCTAACATTCTCAAGTACGCTACCGATGGTAGTTAAAGTTGATCCTACAAGTCCGAGTCAAAACCTAAGTTTTGAAGGCATATTTACTGGTAGTTTAAACGGTAGCGTTAATGGTACACTTAGCGGAGATGTCACAAGTACAAATACATCATCATTTAACAACTTAAATGTAAGTGGATCATTTACATCCACTGGTACACTCGAAGGCAACTTTAATGGTAACCTTGAACTAGGTGGCCTTAATGAATATAAGATTACAAACGAATATGATGATGTAGTAATTAACGAATTTGGCGAAGTACAAAACTTAAATGGACAAGCACCTAGTTATTTCTTAGACTGGACAAACTTTGCTAACAAGCCTACTATTCCTTCTGTAACAGACGAAATATCAGAAGGCTCAGGCGCAGCAAACTTATACTTTACAAATGCAAGAGCGCATGCTGCTATTACTGGAGGCACTGGAGTTACTGTTGCTTCCGGAGTAGTAGCAATTGGACAAGACGTTGCTACTAACGCAACTCCTACTTTCCTTAACTTAACTGTTACTGGAGATTTAACAGTTTCTGGCACTACTACAACACTTAATACCCAACAGCTATTAGTTGAAGATAACATTATCACATTAAACAGTAGTGTTACTTCGGGTGCACCTACATTAAATGCAGGTATTGAAATTAGCCGCGGGGACGAAGGTGTTAAACAGTTTGTATGGGACGAAACAGTTGACAAATGGTCATTCGGAAGCGAAAGTGTTGTAGCAGCTACATTTGAAGGTAACCTAAATGGTAGTATTACAAGTCCAAGTGCAACAGTTGAATTAACAAGTGCAACAAACAAAATTAGAAGCTACTATGCAACATTAGCAGATTTACCAAATGCAACTACATATGCAGGTATGTTTGCAGTTGTACAAGCTGAAGGCGAAGGTTATGTAGCCGTAGGAGGTTCTTGGAACAAGCTAATAAGAATTGGCGGCGGTCTAACAACAGACAGTGTTAGTGAAGGTGATAACAATTTATACTGGACTACAGCAAGAGGCAATGCAAACTTTACAGCTAACTTATCTGCAATATCAACAGATAACCTAGCAGAAGGTAGTTCAAATAGATATTACCAAACTACTTACTTTAATCAAGACTTTGATTATAGATTAGGCAACTTACTTACAAGTGATATTGAAGAAGGCACAACTAACTTATATTGGACTGAACAACGCTTTGATGATGCTCTTAGTTTAGCAACATCAGATGATCTAGCTGAAGGTCTTAATAATTATTACTTTACAAATGCAAGATTTAATACAGAGTTTGGAAATAAAACATTAAATGATCTATCACAAGTAACTCTTGGATCTCCAGCACTTGGAGACGTACTACAATGGGACGGTAGTGCATGGACTAATGGTAGCTCATTTGCTCAACTTAATGCTGACCTAAAAGGTTCGGTGTTTGCAGACGATTCTAGTATAATGATCGATGGCATAACTGGCGAAATTAAAGGTACTATTAACAACGATGAAATGAGTGTACTTAAACAAGGTGACGCTGTATTCTTTACACCGACTACTATTAGTGACGGATTTAGATTTACTCCAGGTTCTGCGGCTAGTGTATATATAGACGGTGACACTGTCCTTAATGGCACTGTTGATGTAACTGGTAATGTAAACACTAAAACTGGTGTTAACTTTATTCCAGAAATTGATCTAGACGGCGACATTGGTAGTACTGAATTTAGATACGGTAATATGCACATTGGCAATATTACAGCAGAAAATGTTACGGGTGATTTAACTGGTAGTGTGTTTGCACTAGATAGTACACAAATTATTAACGACATCGACGGCACAGTAGTTGGAGATGTTATTAACTCTAACACTACAACAGGTGTACTAAAAACAACTAAACTTTCAAGAGGTTGGACAGAACTAATAACTAGTATTACTGCTGAACCAGGCAGTCACTATATTGTTGATACTAGTGTAACTGGTGGAATAACAATAACACTACCTGCCGCAGCAGAACTAGGTGACGAATTTAGAGTAATAGACGGCTTCGGTGAAGCATCGAATTTCAATATAACTATTTCAAGAAACGGACACAATATCCAAGGAAGAGCAGACGATTTAATAATCCAAACTGATCGAGCTGCTTTTGGACTAGTTTACTATAACGTCGAACAAGGTTGGATATTAACGGAGAATTAATAAATGTTTTTAGCAGAAATTAAAAACGCAGCAGCAAAAAGTAAAACTGTTGCAGAATCATACAGTGCAGGAAACGGAGACACTATTATTGTTGATCCTGCTCCGAGAGTCAGTAGTGACGGACTGTATGATTTTAAGCCAGGATTTTATATAACTCTTCCGGCAGCGCCAGCAGACGGTGATACAATAAGAGTCATAGTTAAGGGTTACGGTCATGCAACTAATGCAGTAAGTATTAGAGGCAGCCATCCAATTGATTATAGAATTGCAAATACTACACAGGTACCAGACGGTACTTGGAACAACGTATCTTTAGGTGATAAGAAAAGCCTTATATTAGATAGTAGTAACTTAGAAACATTACTAGTATATGATGGTACAAATAATCGGTGGGATACAAATATATCTACAGCATCATCGAATCTAAACTATCGTAGACTCCGTTTAACAGAAACAGAACTAGCAGCAGCAAACGTACAATTAGCTACAATTGCTACTCCGCCTGCAATGTGGGATAATCCGTTTCAATACAATGCAACTATTACTGAAGAAGATGTTGAAGGATGGAGTGGTCCAAACGCATGCGCAAATTGGCTTGGATATGTAGAAAATAAATATGGCTTCCAACTATTGTTCGGCGACGGCGCAAATTGGCCAGACAATGGCACAGCGGTATTTGGCGACTCTAATTGGCACGATCATAACTGGGATAATGTTAGACCAGCAAACACAGTAGCGTATGCAACACAAGATGCTGCTGATACGTTAACTGACTGGGGATGGTATATTGGCACAAATGGCACAGGAGCACTAGAAACTCAAACATTTTGGAACGCTGCAACTGCTACTAAAGGCACTACTATCGGTAACATGGTCGTTGGATTTAGAGCCTGGCTCGCCCAAATAAACGAAGGATTATTACAAGCAACTGATTTATCTATTAGTTATAATACCCAAGATGTTTTTCCTGACCCGACAGCAAACGAAGGTTACGCAGCAACACTGATGCAAGACTTTAATACAAACTTTGCTACTGTAAGAACTGAAATTGCAGCTGATCGTCCTTTCTTTGCATGTTGGAGACATTGGAACTTAACTGAAGCAGGAAATGCAAATAAGCTTCCTCCAGAAATTATCGGAGGCGATTCTTTAACTAAATCACTACCTATTAAATTCTATGATTGGGGAGCAGTAAACAATGCCGGTCCGAATGGAGAAACATACTATGTTGGCGACGCAAACACCTTTGAAAACTCAGTAGGACATTGGACTCTTGTAGTAGGTTATATCGAAACAGGTGCAGGTTATGCAACTACAGCAGATCTTGCAATACACCCGCACTTAGCACCTAATTCTAAATATCTATTAGTAATTGACGAACTACATTCATCAAATATAGAAGGCTCACCAGCAGGAGTATCTTCGATAGCAGGAGTAGATGCAAGAAATATTAAAGCTATTCCAGTTATAGAAAATGGTGTAACGACAAATAGAGCTAACTTACTAGCTACAGTATTTTGTCAAATAAGTAACGCAACGTTTGCAGTATAAGGTAACACTATGGCAAAGAATTTAAAAGAAGAACAACAGAAGATATATGATTATGTTACTACTATGCTTGGCGGAGGCATGGTTGATGTTGAACTTGATCCAGTACATTATGAAACAGCACTATCTAAAGCGTTATCACGTTTTAGGCAGCGCAGTGATAATAGTGTTGAAGAAAGTTACAGCTTTCTTACATTAGTAGAAGACCAAAATGTTTATACGTTACCGGACGAAGTTATCGAAGTACGTAAAATGTTTAGACGTAGTATCGGTTCACGCAGTGGCGGTGGTGATGGCGGCACAATGTTTGATCCGTTTAATCTTGCGTACACTAACACTTACTTGATGAGCTCGAGTTCAATAGGCGGACTATTAACGTATGAGTTATTTTCAGGATATCAAGAACTTGTAGGACGTATGTTTGGTAGCTTTATTGAATTTAAATACAATAATAACTCAAAGCAATTAACTATATTTCAGCGTCCAAGGGGCGATGGTGAAGAAATTCTAATGTACACATATAATCATAAGCCTGACATTATGATAATAACAGATACATACTCAGGACAATGGATTAAAGATTATACACTTGCAGTATGTAAGCATATGCTAGGCGAAGCACGTAGTAAATTTGCTACTATTGCAGGACCACAAGGCGGTTCAACTCTTAATGGAGACAATCTCAAAGCAGAAGCACAAGGTGAAATGGAAAAGCTTGAAAACGAAGTAGCAATGAATATGGCCGGCGGTAATGGCTATGGATTTGTAATAGGCTAAATCCACCTAAGTTGGCGCTAACGATTGCGGTTCCTTGTAAATACATATGTAACAAGGAGAAGCCAATGTGTTCACCATTTGTACGTAAAGAAGCTAACCGATTTAATTGGATGATTAAAGGACAGCTAATTGATATTTCTGAAAACGATAAAACTGTTGAAAGATTATACGACTCTTACTTCAAAAGACTCTGGGGTAATATAGAAAACTATCTTCACGAAGAAGGTTTTGAGCAAGCATATGAAGATCGTGTAACAGAATTACGCATTGAAGAGATGTCTAAAGTTGCTGTTTTAGGTTATGATTAAGGTTGACATTTATTAATTTCTAGTTTATAATAAGTTATTACTAGGAGACATAAATGAGCAACCCTAAACTACTTGTCATTGGACACGGCCGACATGGTAAAGATACTGTATGCGAAATGCTGCGTGATCATTATGGATACACATTTGAAAGCAGTTCTAAGTTTTGTAGTTTGCAATTTATATACAACGATCTAAAGGACAAGTATGGATATGCTAATGAGGAAGAGTGTTATGCTGACAGGCATAATCACAGAGCAGAATGGTATAATGCTATCTGCGATTATAATGTACCTGATGCAGCGACTCTAGGCAGAGAAATGTTTGCTGCTTACGATATCTATTGTGGGCTACGCAACAAGCGTGAATTCTTTGCAATGCAAAACACAGGTGTATTTGATTACTGTATTTGGGTAGACCGTAGTATGCATCTAGAAGCTGAATCTACTGACTCAATGAGTTTAGAGCAATGGATGTCAGACTTTACAATTGACAACAACGGTACACTAGAAGACTTGAAGTTTAATCTAGACCAGTTAATGAGTTACTTAAAAGTCAGGAACTAAGTCTCCTTGCTTCCACTTAACACCTTGCTTCTGCATAATGCGTTGACAGTTAGCACATATAGTTTTTAAGTTATCACTACGACAATTACTAAGTTTTCCATCTATATGATAAACGTCAAATTGTTCAGGGTGTATACTCTTATAACTACATTTTTCACAAACTGCTTTTTTCCTATAACCGGCCTGGTGCCATAGTGGCCAACCTTTTCCCTTGCCGCCATATCTAGCACAGCTTTCGCATTTAGACCGATAGAATGTTCTATTGCTTTTTTTATAGTTAATAGCAGCAGGATTT